AATTGACCAAAAAAGATTTCTTTTCCTTGATGCTTGTGGCCGCGAAATCAAAACTTTTCACGCTTTTCTCACCCCCTGTCTGATGCTGACGGCTTCATTCTGGCATATGGCAACAATATCATTGAATTCTTGAATCCTGCTGGCATCGATTGTTATGTGATAGGTATTGCCGCCGCTGAGCGCACGGCTGGTTTCACGGCTGTTATAGATCCGCTCACCACCGCGCAAGTTTATCAGTTCCGGCCCGTTTTCACCGACCAATGCAGTACCGCGCGCCGCGCGCCGCGTACCGGTAGCATAGGCCGGCAGCTGCCGGTTGGCGTTGCTCATTGTACTGTCGGTCACATTTGTTACGCTGTTCATGGCACTGTTAAGCTCCTGGCTCTTGCCCACCAACACCGCAATAACAGCAACCAAAGCAGTAACAGCCGCAACAATTAGCAGAATTTTCACATACAACGGGTCCATATAACCCATCGCTGTTGTCACCAGGCTTGATACAGTAGATACAGGACCTTGGAGGTCTTTAATGGCCTTCACAACCAAAACCACCGTGGCGGCAATAGATGTAAGTGCAATCACTGCTGTCAAAACAGGCGTCGGGATTGCGGTGACGATTTCGGCCAATGCCGTCATAATAGGCAGCAGCGCCTGCGCAAAACTACGGTATACGGCATCGCCCTGCTTATCCAGCTGCTGCAGCGCATCGTCCAGTTCTCCAAAAGATTGCAAGGTTTCATTGTCCATTACATAGCCGACTTCGTGAGCCTGCTGGCTCAGATACATCAGCTTGCCGGCCCCAGCTTCAATCAGAGGGTTTAGATCTGTGGCGCTTCGGCCGAAGATGTCCATGGCATAAGCATCCCGCTCTGTTTCGTTGGTCATCTTGCCCAAAGCATCGATGGTATCCAGAAATACATCGTAATTGCTGCGCAAGTGCCCGTCACTGTCCTGGACATTGACACCCAGCGCCTTAAACGCTTCTGCAGCGGAACCGGTGCCGCTTGCCGCAGTCTGCATGTTGTTGGTCAGCTTTACAAGGCTGCCGCGCAGCGTGTCGGTACTGACATCGATCAGTTCGCTTGCATATTCAAACTCCTGCAGCTGATCGGTGGTCAGGCCAGTTTGTGAGGATAAAGTCAACAGATCATCGGCGGTTTTGGCTGTTTCCAGGGTGGCTTTTCCCAATGCAGTTACCAGGCCGCCAACAGCAGTAATAGCGGCTGCGCTGCTGGCGGAGATGTTACTCAGCCCATCCACCGCCTTCTGCGCAGCAGGCGGCAATTGTACACCCAAAGAGTCGCACAGCCCGGTTACAACGTCAGCCAAACTGAGTGTGCTTGTATTTGACTGTCCCATCTCGGAGCGCATGCTGACAAGTTCGTTTTCGGTTCTGGCAACAGCCGTCTGTGCTTGGGTCAGGCTGTTCTTCCACTCCATGGTCTTTTTGCTGCCCTCGCCCTCTCGCTCGGCACAGTTTTCATAGGCCTGGGTAAGGATTGCAACCTTGTCCCGATACGATTGTAAAGTGTTTTCAACCGCCTGGTATCGGGCCTGCAGGGCCGCTTGTCTGTCATCAAGATTCTGTGTTTGAGCAGTAACAAGCTGCAGTTCGCTTTTATTCACGCGCAAGCCGGAGTTTACTTCGCTCAAAGCATCTTTAAATGCTTTGTCGTTTTCAACTACCAGACTAACACCTGCCTTAGGCAAAGCCATCTGCAAGCCCCCTTTCTTCCGGCACCTCAATGCCATGCATTATGCAGTACTCTTCAAATTGCTGTAGCAACTCGTTCAGACTTAGAAAACGCGTCTCTCGGCGGCTGTATCCAAGTAGCCCTACGGCAATATACTCAAGCCGTGCAAAACGGATCAGGCGGTCGGAGCCGTCAAAGTGTCGCTCTGGAACGTCATCAACCCAGATTCGCTCAGCATTTTCCGCGTCGCATCCAACACTTGACGGCCGGATCCGTTTTTTCCGTAAAACTCCATAAAAGCAGATTCCACAGCCTGTACAACCACGCCGTCTGTCAGATCCGCAAAAGTGATGAGCCGCTGAACTGCTGCAAGGCTTGGAGCTTCGTTATCCCTGTGATGCTCCTCGTTGTCAAGCTCCACTCCTTCACGAATCAACAGCCAGATAATGTAGGCCGCCTCGTTCGGATTTTTCAACTTGTCGGGCAGGGTGGTCAGATCTCCAAAATGTTCTTGCAGTTCTTTTACATTTTGCAGATCAAACAGCGCAGGGTACTTGCGCCCGCGCAGTACGATCTCGGTCATGCTTATTACTCCTTAATATTCAAGAAGGTTTTCAGGGCGGTCAATGCAGCAGCGTACTCGGTGAAATCCTGCTTTTTCTCAAAGTTCCCGTCTGCATTGCATTCTGCGGAGCCGGTCAGTTTGGTGCTGCCATAGCTCTTGCCTTTGGTGGCCGTAGCAAGGTTTTCATTAACGGGATTAAAACTTGCCCGGTAGTACCCAATCAGGCGGTACACAAGTTTCCGCTC